GTTGAGCGAGGATTAAACAGATGCCTTGCTGAACCAGCCATAATCGCCCGTAGACATTGCGGTCGCCGGGGACGTGTACGAACCGCCAGAACTGGTGGCAGAGAAGGTGCCAGCATTGACGGTACATACAGTGGTGGAAGCGGTGATCGCGCCACCAGCCTTGGCGAACACGTAGATCTTGCCGTCCGAGCCAAAAACTTCCGTGCCAACGGCATGGGGAACCACCCGAGCGCCGGACGAGATATCAGAGGCCAGTACGGTATTCACCAAATCGATGCCATGAATATTTACGATAGGATATGCCATGTGATCCTCCTATTAGGCGATCAACGCGCCGCAGAATTGCGGACCGTTGGAGGTGAGATTGCCAGCCCAGCCGATGAGCTTGGTAATCGCATCTTGATTGACGGATTGCCGTTCGCCACCAATGGGAACGAAGTTGCGGTCCTTGTGCGGGCGAAGGAACAAATAGTCCGTATTCAGGAACCACATGTGGTTGGCTGTAGCGTGAGCACCGATACCACCGCCCAGGACAACATCAGCCGCCGTGCCGCCGCCATAGAACTTCAGCGCAGCGAAACCTGCGCCGGCCATCTCGGGGTCAGCGACCTTCTGAATGGCTTGCAGTGAATTTACATACAGGCTGTAATAGTTATTGTCGGCAACGATCAGGTCGGCCTTATTGTTCCCCCGGATCAGTTTTACGGCCAGTTGGGTCATGTACTGCTGGATGTTGGCGGCCGAAACCGGAGCGCCGCCGTTGGTCGTGCCGGAGTAAACCTGGTTCTGCCAGAAAGTCCAGGTGGAGCGGGAGATGCCACCGTAAGTCGTACCGGACGGCGCATCCGCAACTGCCAGAGCCAAACCGGTCAAGTTCTTACCGTTGTTGCCCGTGCCATCACCGTAAAGGTCGGCATCAATCCGGTTCATCAACTGGGCCTCGGCGACCTTCACACGGCCTTCGAGCAGGTCGATGATTTGTTCCTTGCCGCTGTTCTGCAGCATTTCCAGGCCGGAGATTGTTACCGCAGCGGCATACTGAGCAATGGAAAACTGCGCCGAGCTGATCGGGCTGTTCGGGGTAACGTTCAGCACTTCGTATCCGGAGTAGCTGTTCACGTTCGCCGTAGTGGTGTCGTTGTACATAATCTCCTGCAGGATCACGTTACCAGCGGAGAAGGGGCGAATATTCCCTTTCTGCTTCAAACGCAGGAGGAGTGGGTTATTTGCGGTGACGTTATCAGCCAGTTCGCCGGAGCGATTTTGAATGGTTGTGGCGATAATGTCGGAAATTTGGCTGTTCGCAAAGGCCATAATGGTTTCCTTTTTCCGAGATTAAATATGTCCACCAAGGGACGCTTCGACCGACTCGGCCAACTGTTCCCTGAGTGATTTTTTGCCAGTTCCACTATTCATCGCGCCTGTAGGGCTTGCTGACTTCGGGGAGACTGCTTTTGCCTTCTTGGCCTGGACTTCTTTCATGCGCTCGGCCTCAACAGCTTTGGAGTGTTCCTCCTGCTGCTTCTGCCAAACATCATCATGGAGTCTGATGGCCTTTTCGTAGGCTGTTTTCAGGTCGGTAGCCATGCCACTCTGTAGGAGGTTGGCCATCGTGTCCCTGACGGCTTCAAAGTGCGGAGCCGTTGCTGCAAATTCCTGTATTTCATTATTCAGCTTGGCATATTCCTGCTGTTGCTGAAGGGTCTGTAGTTGGGTGAACTGGTTCTTAATCTGGCTCAGCTCTTGCGCTAACATCCCGAACTGCGGGTTGTACTGCTGGCCGGCAAGACTTTCCAGATTGATCCCGTACTCCGTCGCCAGTCGAGCGAACATCTGCAACTTCTCGTCTGGAGTTCCGAGCGCCAGGGTACGATGCGCGTTACCGAGGTTCTGAATCCACTGCGACGGGTTGATGTTGTGCTGCTGAAGTTCCGGAAGGAACGGAGCCATGGCCTCGTAGATCGGCGCGACAGAATCCCATTGGTTCTTGTAGGTGGAAACTCCCTTGGCGTACTGTCCCTCGCGCTCCAGGATGTATTCCCTGATATTACCGGGCAGCGTTTCCCAGTCGTTCTCGTAGTCCTTTTTCCAGCTCGTAGGACGAGGGATGACCCGTTTCGTCTCTTCGGTTGCCTGTTCAGCGACGACCTGTTCTTCGGCCTTGATTTCCTCTTGGATTTCTTTTTCCTGTGCCTTGAATCGTCCTTGTTCATCCCGGTTCCGTTCCGCCGATTCGGACTCGGTTTCATTACCAAGGCTTTGATATTCTTCTACTGCTGCAGCAAGAGTATCGCGTAGAGTAGTCTCGCTCATCTCAACTCCAAAAAAAAGCACCCGAAGGTGCCTTGTTGATTAATGGTTGGGTATTAAATCGCCAGCCAGATGGCCGCCGAGAAACACTTGAATTGGTGCACCGTCTGCGCGGTATGGCTGTAAGCGGCATTCGTAGCTGCAGCGTTGATTGCGGCCCCCACGGGCGGGTAAACCAGTAGGGCATTCGTGGCTGCGGAGGAATAGATTGTAACTGTGTCTCCAGGCATCCCAGCGGGCAGAATCACGCCGTTCGTTCCGCTGGCTCCGGTCACGTTCACAACAGACGAGCCGATCAATGCGGCGGTTCCCTGGGTGGTTCCCGCCGCTGCAATGGTGGACGGAACTCCGCCGATCATAGAGGCGGTTACAGGCGGCAGGTGAGCATTCACAAGCTCGACAGCTAAAGTCATGATTTTTCCTTTCAGTAACGCAATTTAGAGTAGACCTGACGGGCAATTTGTTCCTTGAGCCGGTCAGGTCGTGCGGCTTGCGGAGTGATCTTTTCGTTTCCGATTTCGATTACGTTGTGGCGCTTAAGGTGTTCCCGATGGGCTTTCCTGCCTTCGATCATCTCTCCGGTAACTTGGGACTGGTAAGGCGCGAAGTCACCCAGTACGGCTGGGGATTTTGCCTCATAGCTATCTACGATTGGCTCAAGAACCCATTTCCCGTCAACTTTGATCTGTTTGTATCGCATATTTAGAGAAGCATTAAAAGGGCTTCTTCCTCCTCCTCTTCGTCATTTTTGGCTTTGGCTATGTCGAACAGTTTCTGAACCTTGCCCATGTCGGCATAGAACGCTTCCCAGTCGATCTTGGGTGCCTGAATCGCGCCCCGAATCTCGGCCGCGATGACCGGAGGAACAATCTCTCGTATCTCGGGCTGCTCTATCAGTTCCTTGATTATCTGGCGCGCGCGTTTCTTTTTGTTCCAGGTTCGTTCATATTTCCAATCTTCTCCCGCGTCGCCGTGATTCGATGACGGGACAATTACGTACGAAACCAGGATGTCCGAAGATTCCTGGAGCGCCCCGGAGAACGCGACCGGCGACGTTGAAACCGATGCAGCGAGCACATCAGGAGCATCCGTCGTGGCCCCGCTGGCCCCGATTACAGGTGATACTTGCGCGTTTAGGCTATCTGGAGAATCCGTCGTAGCGCCTGACGCATCAATCGAAGGCGAAACAGACGCGGCCAATATATCGGGCGCGTCAATCGTAATGCTAGATACCGAAATCGTGCCGCCTATTGACACGTTGGCCACAAGCGCATCACCGGAGTCCGTCGTGGCTCCGCTGACTCCGATGGAGGGCGAAACCTGCGCGTTTAGGCTGTCAGAGCCATCCGAGTTCGAGCTTGATGCAGCAATCGTAGGCGAAACAGATGCGGCCAATATATCGGGCGCATCAATCGTGGCGCTAGATACCGAAATCGTGCCGCCTATTGCAACGTTGGCCACGAGAACATCACCGGCATCCGTCGTGCCCGATGTAATACCGACAACCGGGCCAACATTTGAAATCAGTGCGTCAGAACTGTCCGTTACCGCCGAATGGCCATCAACAATTACGCCGATATTCGATGCCAGGGCATCTGTTGCATCCGTGGTGGCCGACGAGACGCTTATTCCGGACCCACTCGCAGCAAAAAATAGTCTGCGTACAGGCATGGATCAGGGTGAAAAAATTAGGTTCGGCTGGGCCGAAAGGGCCATCATCTCGGCATCTGAAGGCGAATAGGGCAATGCAAAGGCCATTGATGCCCACCCATTCAGAGCGCTGTAATAACTGTTACCATTGATTATGTAATTTCCGATCAAGAATATATCCGGGGGATAGGCGGGCAGCCGAACAGTCGAATCGGTCGCAACTGGCGATCCATTAACCGATAGAGACCGCCCATTTCCTGCTGCTTTGAACCTGGCCACCACTCTCATAATTCCAGACGGCTGCGTGACCGATGCATATGTAAATCCGGAATTATTTGCAAACGACTTTGCGGAGGCCCCGGTTGTCGAGATTGGAATGTAATGCCCATCGGCATGCGCTGATGCAAATAATCCACACAACGTACCTTCGCCGCTTATCACGCCGGATGCCTGCCCGACCGCGATGATCATGACATCCTGGGTGGCGGGGTTGTACCCAGACACCGGTATAGAGATGCCGGCGGTATTATTTGATGCAGTCGGCGTCCCGACTACGCCGAATCCAGCCGGGGTTGCGCTTTGCGCGTAATAGCCAAGAAAAGTGGGTTGTGAAGTAAAATCGTCCCCGTAGAACCCGGCGAACGGAATCCCATATCGCGGGTTGATCAGCACCCCACAGGGAGGCTGGCAACTCCAGGGCACTTTACGCGAGAGCATCAGTTTCCTACTACGTTTGTAATCTCACTTAGATATGCCTCACAGGTCACGGCCTGGCCAGTATTGCCGGTGATCTGTACTTCAATATGCATGATGGCCTGGTCGATTGGGATCGAAAATTCGGACACGGCATTGGCTACGGTGCCCCCACCCAATGGCCCAACATGGGTTTTCCAATCCGTACCGGCCACGGCGGCGGCTGGTGTCGCACCGGAGTTGTGCGCAATCAGGACAGTCGCTGTCGCCTGTGCCGTTGGTCCAGTCGCCCCGTTGGTGATTTTGATGGTCAACTGGCCACCATTTGCCACACGCTGATCAAGTGTCCCAAACGTGGTGGCTCCTGCTGCATTGCTGGTTCCAATGGCAATCAGGGTCCGTGGCGTTTTCGTGGTGGTGAATGTGGTTGTCATACCTGCCAGACTCCGTTCTCCGACCAGCACAGCGCATTGATCTGGTCAACGCTGACAGAGGACGGTTTGACAGCCAGTCCCAAAAGCGCATCACGTTCGGGCACGGTAAACAGGCCCGGAGTCATCGAAGCTATCCAACCACGTAATGCACTCTCGCCAAAATTGATCCCGGTCGGGTCGTTGTAGAGCCTATTCGTGATTGCCTTGACCGAGCGCGAGGCGGTTGCGGCCTGATCGAGTTTGGTTAAGATCGAATCCGACATCTCCGTCGATCCGGTCGATGCCACCAAATCAGCCACCAGCCCTCGATCCGTAAGCCAGTAGTCGGAAACAGCGGTCCTGCCCACGTTTAGGGCGGCAGCGATCTGTGCGGTATCTTCGGCCGCCAGCATCTCCGTAGGCAATGCCCTTATCTCATCAATCAGCATTTCTATCCTCGGGTTTCGATGTCTCGCGCCAGGCCAGATACTCGGGTATCGAAATCAGCACAATATAGGCCACGATGGCAACGGACCAGCTTAGCCATACCAAGATCGCACCGGCCAGGACGAGGGTTATCATTCCCCACTCGCGCTTGTACCTGTCGAGCTGATGGCGGTGCATTACGCACCAGAAGCCGTCACCGTCAGACTGGTAAAGGTGCAGGCCTGGCCGGAATTGATAGCCGTATTGGTGAGGATCATGTCAGTGCCAGACGTTCCGCAAGTGCCCTGGACTACAGCGGTGCCGCCGGATGTATTGATCCGGAAATAGCCTGCTGTTCCTGTCGCAGCGGCGTTTACCCCAGCCACCGAAGAGGCCGTAAGAACCCCACTGGATACCGTGCCGAACTGTGTGGCATTCCCAGTGAATTGAACCAGCAGCGTCCCGGTCACCGATGCGGCGACGTTAGCAGGAGCCGCGCCGCTATAGATGATTATCTGCGCGCTCGTCCCGATATCGGTATTGAGTTGCGTCATCGCGTTGGTGCGATGTGTCGTTGAATACTGGATGGCCATTATTGAACTCCTATTATTTTCGCATCAGGGCCGCGCATGATTGGCCGCCCATTGATTGATCTGGCTTTACCGTCCGGTCCGCGCTCGATGATTTTGGGTTGGGTTGTGATTTCCAGCAACTGCTCCAGCTTTTCCAATACCGCGGGGATGGCGCTGCTCTCGTATTGCTCTGGCGTCGGCTCCAATTCTGCTCCGTCTGGAACGGCCTTCGCTGATGCGCCGATCTGTGCAACGGCAATGCGCGTTGCGGCATCGAGTTCAGCTTTCCAGCGGTCGAAATCTTGTTGCTGTGCGGCCAGTTGCTGCTGCATCTGCACGGCCATCTGCTTCATGGTCGCGTCGTGCTGGCGCCTCAGCTCTTCCTGCTGCGCATCCACCTGCATCTGCTGCTGCTTGATCTGGAGATCAGCCTGGAGTCTAGATTGCTCGATCTGCGTTTCTGCTTGAGCCTTGAACTGCTCAACCTGTTGCTCGTGCTGAATCTGGGCCTGCTGCTGTTGTTGTGCGGCTTGCGCCTTTACCATCTCCGGATTCGGAGCTTGTTGCTGAGGCTGCGATTTATACTGCTCAGCCGCTTCGTCGATCACGCCTTCCATCGTCTTGCCGACCTTGAAGCCGGCCACGCCGAACTTAAGCAGTTCAATCGCTACCGGAATAATCTGCGGAGCCTGAGCAGCGCCCTGGACGATCTTCTCGATAAACGCGGATGTCGCGCTTAAGAAGTCCATCCGATCCTGCTTTTCCTGCTGTTCGTCGGCGAAGACCAACGTGTCAGCAGCCACATCAACACGGAAATTCCTGGACACATCGTTGCGCAGTAGCTGCATCGCCATCGGCAGCATTTGCTGATCTACAGGAGATAGTTGGTCAGCCCCGGCCATCCTGAGGATGGTCATGTCGTCGAAGTGTTTGCAGATGATTTGAGCCTTCAAGCGTAGAAGGCTCGTTGCGTACTGGCTCACCTCGTCCTGGTATACCTTGAGCCGGAGTGTCGCGTAGTTGTTTTTTATGTTCTGCGCGGTCGCCGTCTCACTGGCCTGCGTCTCGCCTCGCAGAATATCGCTGATTCCGGTGATCTCGTAAATCTGGCTCTTAATCTGCCCGAATGCCGTATAGGCATCGTTCAGGGCACGGGCAATGGGCGCAATTTCAACTAGCTGGATCGATCCCGATAGCCCATTCTTCTCGGCGAATGCACCCCAGTTTTTGACGGGCAATAGTTCTGTATTTCCGCCTTCCTTGAACAGCCTGGAAAGCTCCGGAATGGAAGAATCATAGACGCCGAATACTTTGAGCGCCTTAATCAGTCCATCAATCCGGTCAGAGAGGATGTCTAATTGCGCGGCCTGGTCCTGGTACAAAGTAAAGTCCGGGACCGGGACCAGCGAGTCATTTGTTAGAGTGGCGTAAAGCGGACGCGGGCATGGGAAGAAACCCTCTAATTCGAGCGGGTCGTCCTTCTCATCCACAAACTTCCCGAGCGATTTTGAGAGCCAGAACACGCGCCCGGCTTCTTTGTCCCATATCTCAATGATCAGGGCGCGTTTGTCCACTCCGTCAGGGTCGGTGTTCTTTGTATCGGTTGGCGAAGCATCTAATGGGATACGGTCAGCATCCTCCCCGAATCGCTCCTGTAGTGCCTGGCGGGTCAGGTAGACTTTTCGCCATACAATCGAGACTTCTTCCCACGTCCGCGCAACTGAATGGCCAAAATCCTTCCAGTGCACGTAATCAGTCGGCGCGGCCTCAAAATCAAGTTGTTCAGAGACAGGATTCTCGGCCTCAACATCTTCCGTGATCTCTGTTTCAATGTCCGATTGGGTGAAGGTTGGCTCATAACGTACCCATGCAATCCCCCGCCCACCTAGAAAACGGTCATAGACCGACTGGCGCAGGGTCTGCCTGTAGTCCGCATAGTGCTCAATTTCAAACTCAAGCGCGCGTTCAAGAATCAGGCACGCAACCCGCCCAACTGGGTCATTGTCTCGGTGCAATCTCGAAACATCGGGCTGCGGAATCCTAGAGAAGGTAGACGCCTTGAGGGTCTGGACATTAGACCAAAGCACGTTAAATCGTGAGCCGTCAGAATCACGAATATTCCTGGACTCGTCCTTGTAACGGTCCACGATCTTCTTTACGCGCCCCTCCCATTTCTTGAACTCGCGCTCGTACTGGGAGATGTGGTTGAGGTAATACTCAACCGACTGGGGCATTACAACGTCAGTCATCAGGCGGTAAATACAGTCACATTGGCAGTACCGCCAATCACAACGTAGCAGCCATAACCCAGTCCTGCAGGAATCTGATAAAACTGGCCTGCGGTAAGTGCAATGGTTCCACTAACGGGCAGAGTTGTTGTGGTTGTGGCCGAATCATAAATAGCAATGGTTCCGCTCGATGAGGCCGAACATAAAACGCCGGCCAGCGTACATGGAACGCTTGAAACGTTCGCGCTCGCAGCGAGATAGTGGTAGCTGTAGCCGTTTTGTACGATGCCTGGCATATCAAATCCTTGTGTTAGTTATACGCCGCTCGGTGGCGTACAGTTCGTCCAGTGTCACGGTGTTGGCCCCGACGACGATGCCGCGTATTGGGTCATCTGGCGCTTTAGGCTTTTGTTCTTCTCGCCATGCCACTGCCAGATACCTAAAGGCGTCTGAGGCGTGCGAGGTCCAGTCGTGGCGGGGCTTATCCTTGAACGCCTTCTTGTCCTCGTCCCATTCTCGCTGGTATTGCTTGATGGCCTCTATGCCGTCTCTGCAATTGGCAGAGTCAATCCAGATGCGAGGGAACGCAGCGCGGGCTGCTTGAATTCCGTCCAGCATGTCGAGATGCGGCGTAATCGACAGGTGCTTGTGGCCAAGGAAGTTCGAGAGTTGTTCAATGATCGACTTGCCACCGGAGGCAAGCGTCTTGGCTCTCGCGTCATGCGGAAGGTAGTGCGTGCCGTATTTGTATGGCTTCCCGGCGACTAAGTTCCCATAATGCTCTATGTCTCGCCCCGATGCGGCGTAATAGTCGATTATGTGTATTTCCCCCCCGATTACCTGGTAGAACCATATCGCCGTATCATCAGAGAATCCAAGGTCCCACGCGGTATGCACTGGGAACGGCTTTTGCCATTCAACCTTTGTAATCCTGCCAGCGACTTCAGCCTGGTATATTTCGCGCCCCCATACCGCGCCAGGAATAGCGGCGTCGAAATCGCACTCCATTTCCTGCCGCCAAGCGTCTTCGTCCAGCTCGGCTTTAAGCGCATCGTATTCGGACTGTGGGAGTATTCCGCTGGCCGATGCCGTGATCTTGAGGGCAAGCCATTCAGGATCATTCTCAGCGCGGCTGTATGTTTCCCAGAACAGGTTTCTACCTTTTGGCGTGCCAATGATGATTGCCTTGCCCTGCCGATCCGCCAATGCGGGCCGTATAACGTAGCTCCATACGCTTGGTCGCCAGTCCCCATATTCATCGGCGATCAAGAAGTCAAAGAATAGACCACGCAGCGCATCGGCATTGTCCGCGCCGTAAAGCTGGATTCTCGCTCCGTTCGGATAATCAATCCGAAGTTCGGATTCGTTAATCGATACATTCGGCACCACTGATGAATATCGCTTCAGGTAATCCCATGCAACACTTTTGGCCTGGCGGTAAAACGGGGCCAGATATGCACCACGGAAATCTGACTTAGTGGTAGTTAACGCTTCGCGCAGAAGGTGATTGATACACGCAACAGTCTTGCCTGCCCGTCGGTGGGCGACGATACAGGCCCATCGTTTTTTTGTGTTGTGGAGCGGCTTAAAAGCATCTCTCGGCTTATACGGTATTTGTATCAGCTTTGCCATGAGAACACATGGACCAATGGCTGATCCTCGTTGCCGCGCACTTCAACGGACTTTAGATCGGGTACTTCTTTGCCAATAACGATTCTCGCCGCGTTGACTTGGGCTTGGGTCATTTCAATTTCACCGTTTGCGAATTGATTCAAACGGTTAAGTAGCTGAGTAGCCCTTATCAGGCGTTTTGTTTTTTCGTCGTGGTTGATCTTGTTTTTTCGTGCGGCCATTTTTAATCGCGGAGTGGTCCGCGCCTAAAATGATGATGATTCAGGCAATACCAAAGAAGGCTTTTATCTTGTCCCATGTATCGGACTCAAGGTTATGCACTTCTACGGGAATATTGGCGATTTCGGTTTCGATCTTGGCAACCTCGGCGCGTGCATCGGCCAGCTTCTGGTTCAGAGCTTCGATTACGGTCATATTCAACCTCACATGGCGTGATGTATTTTTGGAGCCGGTGCTGACTGCCACGGTAGCCGAAACAATAGCAAAAATAGGGTTAAGTGTCGGATGCTATTTTGTAGGGCATTCCCCTACACTTAAAGGTTTTCTACTTCTCTTCTTGTCTCTTTACCAAGGTGGCCGTAAAGCCACCTGATTTTTCAGTGGTGATATTTCAGTGATCACTTGGTGTATCTGCGTTAGCCGTCATAGCAGCCGCAATCCATTTCTGGCGTTCCAGCATCCGAAAACAAACACAACTCCGCATCAGACTTAGCTACGAAGTCCCGCCATGAGAATGTCCGGCCTAGCCCGCTTCGGCTTTGTGGCGCTTGCCCCTCTCCAGCCATTGCTCTTCGCTCCATTTCGAGCACAGCCGAAAACATTTCCGGGTAGTTCTTTCGCAACGCCAGAATCTCGTGCTTCTTCATCGACGGACACATAACGCACGAAGATTTTCCCGGTTGAGGAAGGCCAGCGCGTGCAATTGCTTCAACGCACTCGTCACGCCCCCAATCCCACTCAATCAATGGAAACCGTAACCTAGTCGGTTGAGTGTCCGCTAGGGCCGTCGCTCTTTCGTATCTCGGCAGTTCGTCGGCGTCGTACCCAACCAACCGAACAATTTGCGACAACTCAATCCCTAGCGTTTCGGCAAGCCTACGGTTCCACCTGTTTTGTGGCTCTACTTTCCACTTCAGTGAGCACGACCCGTTACCGTAGGCCTTTGATGGCAAACGCCCAAGGCGGACGCATTCGTTGAACAAACTCCCGTCGGAAACCATCATCGGCTGCGTCGGTTTAACCACAGTTATCGTCGGAAACCCAACGGACTCACACCAAGCATTAACCGCTTCCATGTGGCGGTAGGTATATTCCTGCTCAGACCCTGTGTCTGCGAATGTGCAGTAGTCAGGGCGCTCTCCGCGCTCATATAGTCCAATCAGCATTGCGGTGCTGTTTGTGCCGCCCCCATAACTCATTACCGTAATAGTCGGCGCTGGCGGCACGGTGGCGTTGCTCTCGGTTTCTTTCAATCTGTTCTCCAGTGTTCGTCAAAAACGGCTAACACGTCGCTCAACACGGACGCAGGCGATAAATCCGCCTAACGCCGGTTTGCTAGGAGTTAGAGGTTATTACTCAATCTGAGTTGCATCCTGACCAGCCCAATGCACTTTGACGCGGCACAATGGGCGCGCTCATAAAATGTATCTCGCCCAATTCCCATATCTGCGGCGATTGCCTTGATCGGTTTAATCTTAATCCCGCAGTAGATGATAACGAACGGGACAAACTCGCCAACATCGAGACTTGACACGGCAAGATTAAATGCATTGAGTTCTGCGGACATAGGGCCATCGGGTTCTCTGCCGGTCTTGCTTGGCATGAATTGAGCAAGAATATTTCGCTGTAAAGGTGGACCTAGAAACCTACGGCTATCGAGCCACTGAACCCAGTCCTGTGCCATCTGATAAGCGGCCTCGTTACGATGCGCCATGAGTTCCCCTTTCAGTCGGATTGAAATAGCTTTGGCATCGGCGTTCGTGCGCCTTGTTGTCTTTTAGGCAGCATTGCAGTCCCCAGAGTCGGGTTAGGTTTATGCATCCTTTACAAGTGCGGCTTTCTTCCATCTCGATGACCTTGGCCGGGTCACCGTATCGGTAAGCTCGTTCTGTCATCGCGCCATCTCCTTGAGTCGGGTTCCGTAGTATTCGATGGCTTCTTCAACAAGTTCGCGTTTCTGCTTTGGAGATAACGTCTTCCGCGCCTCTGACTTAATCTCGTCGATCTTCTCGTGCCCGTATAAGTAGATCATGAATCGGGTGTAGTCGATCAGATGGCCTTCATCGAACCGATTGCAGGATTGGCACTCAGGATGGACATTTTCTTCCACGTAGCGAACGGCAGCGCCTCGTGACTTAGGCACGAAATGGCCACAGTCTGCGTCTTTCCAGGGCATAAGCTTTCCGCAGGATACGCATTTTACCATCCCGTTATATGCGTATTTTTGACGGATATAGAGGCTCATTAGCTTGTCGGCCTTGTCCTGCAAGGTGGATAGCTTTGGCCGGCATGGTTTCGTTGATTTCTTTGGAATCATCGTTTAGCCCAATCAGCATATTCATCCGGGACCGGATCGGTCAGTTGAATCCCGTTATCAATCGCCCACGCAATCACGTATTCCATCAAGCTCGATAGATTCCTAACGCTCATGGTCGCCGTGCTCTCACGAATATTTATGAATTCGCCTTCGAGTCCGGGAACGATATCTGGCTTTTCTCCGGTAGCGATCTGCCAGCCAGAGACAAATAGCCCCTTCCAGAACTCAATCGACCGCTTCTTCCCAATGTATTGAGCCTGTCGGCTTATATCAGTCAGGATGGCGTGAAACTTCGCGTTTTGAGACAGTTTGCGGGTCGGCTCTTTGATCTCCACCACGTAACCGTCTGGGGCGTCCTGTACGGCCTGTATCGCCCCCATACGGGCAGGTTTGTGGGCGAGGATATATTGCTGTCTCATTTACGCCCCCATTCCGACAGCATGGCAACTTTCAACTCCTCCGCCCGTTTCAGTACCATCGGCTTCTTGAGATATTCCGTGCGGAATGCCTTGGGCTGCCTCAGAAGCCATCTCGCCTCGCAGGTAAGCGCGTGAGACCGTGAGAAAGTGCAGCCCGGCTTCTCGCATGGTCGCTGATTGCACATTCACTTCCGCCCCCTTTGATGTAGCTTTTCAGCGGCCTTCAATGCCTGTTCACGTGCCGACAGTTTTGGCAGATGATGCGATGCCATACGCTCGGCCTCCTGTCGGGATAGTCCGCCTTCATACTCGATGATGGCGGCGCGTTCCTCGTAGGCTTCTTGGGCGTCGGTCATTTGCGGCCCCGGTAGGATTCCCAATCTAATGATTCCCACAATCCACAATCCCGCAGTCGGTCGAATGCCCGGTGGCCTAGGTATTCGGCCAGCCCTTTCCGATCCTGGTTGGTAAGGATGATGATCGGCAGCATATCCCGGTAACGCTGGTCGATTACGTCGGTCAAAATTACCTGCTCGCCCTCGCTTCCGTACTGCATACCGACTTCATCCAGAATCAGAAGATCGACTCCGCAGAGGGTTTCAAGCACTTGCGATTCAGTTCGCTCGCTATCCCTACGCCAAGTCGCCCGGATCATGCGTATCATATCCATAGAAGTCAAGTACATGGCCGTATGGCCGGCTTCCATGATGTGCTGAGCAATGGCACAGGCCAAATGGGACTTCCCGGTACCCGGAGCCCCAGAGAAAACAATCCCGCCGCCATCCTGCAGACGAGCCTTGAATTCGTTTGCCCAGGCCATTGAGTGCGACTTGGCTCTGGCCTTTCCCGCCGAGTCGGCTTCGTAGGTGTCAAAGGTCTTGCCCCGGAATCGAGATGGAATTCCGGCCCGGCACAATGCGCGCTCTAACCGTTCCTGGCGCTCCGCCTCGTCCCGCTTCCGGCGTTCTTCGTCCTCGGCCTTCTGGCGATTTTCTACGCACTGCGGGCATCCAGAACGACGCCCGAGCACCTTTCCGGAAATGACGATATGGTGAGCGATGTATGGCCCATGCTCGGAGCATTCGGAATGCTCGTCGGTAATGCTCGTTTGAGGGCTAGAAAGTGCCATCTGGATTTACCCCTTCGCGGTAGTTTTTCGTGGAAAAGTCGCCATGCCTCGACGGAGCGGCCTGTTGTCGCTGTGTGGAATTATTCATCCAGTCGGCCTTAAAGCCGCCCCAGCCACGAAGGCAGCATTCGGCAATGGCACCGGAGAGCGGGATTGGGACCTTCGCCGCCTCGGACTCGATGCCTTCCAATGCGGTCAGGGTTACAGGGAGCTTCTTGGCCTTTCGGAGGGCCATCCAGTCATCGGCATGCTGAATCCCGACTCCCCGCTCAACGAGATACAAACGAGCGTCGAAGCGCGAGTGTATTTGTTTTTGTTTTTTCTCTTTCTCTGTCTCTTCTCTTCTCTTCTCTACTGTACGTTTCTGTAACGTTACATCACCGTTACATGACTGTTTTTGTAACGCACGATGCCTTGCGACCCGCTCTGCGCTTGAGTCTGACGAACGTTGGCGTTTTTCCCATGAAGTCGGCTGATTGCTTTCATTGATCAGATTCTTCGCAATTAACCGTGCCTTAGTGTCCGCCCATTCTTCGATTGTAACGCGGAGTTGAAACGCTATTTCATCATCGTGTAACGTTACATTGCCGTTACTGCATCGGATGCACATCAACATGACGAAACGGCGTTGATCGACCTCTGAAAGCATTTGCACTTTAGGATCAGTAGCAAATTCTGAATAGAGCCGAAACCAGGCCGCAGGCTCGTTTGTCCTCACGCCAATTCTCCTTTCAGCATGGTCGTTCCCCTCGGGGACTTACTCTGATAGATAATAATACCGTCAATATGGCCGGATAGGTGGATCATACATACCCCAGCGTGGTGCCCCCCTGAAACGGTCGGTGACTGTGTTTCTGTCCACCTTTTCCGCTGTGCTTCATCGCATAGCGGACATGGCCCGGAGCGATCACCAGAACTTCCGGCGTAACCTCTCCTCGATCGATGCAATACGGCTTTCGCTTCTGCTGTTTGTTCCTCATCGTCTCACGAGTTAGGCCAAGGTAATCGGCCATCTTCTTGATGCTCGAACGGCTTCGCCTGAGCTTTTTGGCGGTAATTTGCAGTGGGTATTTTGCGTACATCTCGATCAAGGTCTGTTGATCCTTCCTCGACCAAGCCGCAGGAGTGCGCTTGTAGACCTTATGCAACCCCAGGATGTGCTTTACCGAGTTGGGGGGGCAGCCTAGGATTTCCGCAATCTGGTAGCGGTCCTTAGTTTTGTAGAGTTCGATGGCCTTGGCAACGAGTTCAGGCGTCCAGAATTTATTACTCATGGCGCGGCCCCTTTACTTCTTTGCATGCGGCAGTCAACGCCTGCATCGTGTCCCAACTGGGCGATGTCTTGCGGTTTATGATCCTCCATATCGTAGTCTGGCTGATTCCAGCTTTCATGGCTAGTGTTGGCCATACGCCTTTTCTATCCTCAAGCTGTTCGATCAGTTTGTCGAGTTCGTTCATTGTGTTTCCTCTGTTTTGTCAATATTGACGCCAACACAATACGCCTAAATTATTTTCTGTGCAAACAAAATTGTGCTTGCATTTTCGTTATGGATATGGGATGATGCATCCACTCTCTGAGCAATCAGAGATGCAGCACCAGCCTCTCCCTAGACGAGTGTGAGCCGCAGCGAAGGAGACAAAGCCGGGAGACTCACCGGGGCAGGGCAGAAAGCATAGCCACATCGGCAAAGCAATTAAGCAAGCTGGGCAAAACAGATTTTGCATTCGCGCCAGCAAGGTAGGCGACAACGGAATCAAGCCTGATACGTGGTACGCGCTTGATGATAACGGCAATTTTGTGGAGTTATGAAATGAACAAATATGATGGATGGCTGGAACAGCCCTATTCCGATGCAGATAAGCGCCAGGCAGCCTTCGATGCTCGACAAACGCACATCAAAGACGCGCTATGGGATTCGCTGGCGTCTTCTCCTCTGACCGCCGAGAAGATGGCCGGCGATTGGGAGCTGCTGGTAAATATTGAGGGCGAAGTCATCCAGCAGATCGCCTACGCCAAAGCGCACCCGGAAGAATGCGCGTGGGCAATGAGCCAGATTATCGGCCTGGTGGATCGCAAGTTGGAGCTGGTGGCAACGTATCAGGCCGAGCACACGCAGGGCGAAGATGAAATCGAACGCGCACGGAGGATCAAATGACAAACAGCCGCACCAGTGATTGTAATCAGGGTCGAGATTTAGACGGCAGCAGCTCGATATTTCGGTATGATAAAAAGCGCCGTACCGACTCCGACCCGGAGCGCGGCGTGATTTACATCTTTGCGATGATCCTGGCCGCGCTGGCCCTGACGGTCGCAATGGTCCGCAACGACGACCCCGCAAGCTGCCTGCCGAGCGCACCCGATCAGGTCAGCGTCGGGCGGATGGATAAGCAGGGTCATCTGGTCTGTGTGATCCAGCCTGCCCAACCTCAACGCATCATAACGGAGTAAGACATGAGCAACGATATAGCAGTAGTCAACGAACAACGCGCACTAACAGCCGGAGAAATCCGGTCTCATGTAAATCGAGTTCAGGAAGTCATGAAGGCCGTGATGCTGCGCGGCACGCACTATGGAATTATACCTGGCAGCAAGAAGCCGAGCCTTTATAAGCCGGGTGCTGAGGTTCTTTGTGTGACCTTCCGTGTCGCTCCTAGCTACAAAATCGAAGAACTTTCCACAGATGATTGCGTACGTTACCGGATTACCTGCGTAGGAACACATCAGACCACTGGAATGGTGCTCGGAGAAGGCGTTGGCGAATGCTCGTCAAACGAGGAAAAATACAAGTGGCGACGGACCATCTGCCAGGAAGAATATGACAATACTCCGGCTGATCGAAAGCGCATCAAATACGGTAAAGACGATGGCAAAGTCGAGAAGACCCAACAGATTCGAACCGAACCAGCAGACATTGCCAACACCGTTCTTAAAATGGCAGTAAAACGCGCCCAGGTAGCCATGACGCTGAATGTCACAGCAGCTTCTGACTGCTTCACCCAGGATATTGAAGACCTTCCGCCCGAGCTTCTTGAGATCGAGCGCAACCGGGAACAGGCCGGGAAACCTCCCGAAGAAAAGCCGCCCTACCCTACCGCCGAATTTGAAAAGAACATCGGAATATGGCACAAGGCTATCAAGGAAGGGCGCGCATCGGCAGAACAAATCATCGCCCGATCGTCCACCAAGTACATGCTTTCTGATGAGCAGAAATCCGCCATCAGAGCGCCAATTGAAGAAGCACCGGAAGCCGCGCCAACTAATGGAGAATGGGTTGCCGATTTTGAAGGAGCAGAAAAATGATAGAAATAAACGAATCCCAAGGAAGTGAAGCGTGGCTAGCCCACCGTGCAAAGTGCCTGAATGCCAGCGACGCGCCGGCCATGATGGGCGTCAGCCCGTACAAGAGCCGCGCCGATCTTCTCAAAGAGAAGTCTACCGGGATTTCGCCCGAGATTGACGCCGAGACCCAAGCCAGGTTCGACCGTGGCCATGAAGTCGAAGAAATGGCCCGGCCCATAGCAGAGCGCATCATAGATAGCGAACTGTTCCCGATTGTCGCCACCGATGACACCGGCAAGTATTCCGCAAGCTCAGATGGATCGACGATGCTCTGTGATATCGGATTCGAACATAAATCATGGAACGAATCGCTGGCGGAAACGGTAGCAACTGGCCACGTTCCAGAGTCTCACAAATGGCAGCTTGTACATCAACAAATGGTTTTCGGGTTTGAGAAGGTCCTTTTCATGGTATCCAATGGAACTGAAGAAAAGATGGTCTATTGCTGGTTTAAGGCGACTGATGAAGAAATTAAGCGCCTGCGCGCCGGTTGGGATCAATTCGAGGCCGACCTGGCGGCATACCAGCACGTCGAAGCCAAGCCCGAGGCCATAGGCCGAGCACCGGATCAACTTCCTTCCCTGCACATCGAAGTAACTGGCATGGTCACCGCCTCGAACCTGGATGAGTTCAAGGGAACCGCGCTGGCCATGTTCCGTGGAATAAAAACCGACCTGCAGACCGACCAAGATTTCGCCGACGCCGAGAAGGCCATCAAGTTCTGCAAGGATGCCGAAGAACGGCTGGAATCGGCCAAGTCCCATGCACTGAGCCAGACCGAGAGCATCGATGAGCTTTTCCGCGCCATCGACGCCATCAAGGAAGAGGCCCGGACGGTTCGACTCAAGCTGGACAAGCTAGTCAAGGTTGAGAAGGAAAACCGAAAGGCCGAGATCATAAAGAAGGCAATGACCGAATACCGAGAGCATATCGATGTCCTAAACAAGCGGATCGGCGGCCAGTGGATGCCGGCCATCGCACCGGCCTTTGCCGAGTCCATAAAGGGCCTAAAAAGCCTGGACAGTATGCTCGACAAGATCGGAACCACTCTAGCCAATGCCAAGATCGAGGCGAACGAAACAGCCATGCGCATCGCCTACAATAAGAGCGCAGTTGGCGAGGATATGGCTCTATTCCCGGATTGGCCGAATGTCTGCGCCAAGTCAGAGGAGGACTTCTCCGCCATGCTATCCATGCGCCTCAACCAGCGTAAAGAGTCCGAAGAAAAACGGCTTGCGGAAAGGCGTGAAGTGAAAGACGCGACGACGGAAGCGATGCAGGAGACTGACCTTCCGCAGAAGCCGGACCAGTGGATTGTGATCGACCCGCAAGGCCAGACGCACAAGGGAACCTTAGAGCAGATGACTCGGCTCTTGATGCAACAGCACCCGTTCTAAACACAGTTATTCAGGAGGATTGAGATGGATATTGTCGAAAAACTTTATGCTGTACGTGAAGAAGGCTCTGATCCAGATTTAATCTATGATGCTGCGGCTGAGATAATTCGTCTTCGTGATGCGATTCGCCAGACACTGGATGAAAATGGACATTTGGCTGACGGTGATGTCTGTACGCTGATGGCGCTCAAGTATGCTCTACGCGAGTCTGGAGAACCGTGGGATGACTTGTTATCAGGCAAACTGAGATAGGGGCGATGATGGCTGAACTAGCGATATTCGGAACTGATTTATTCGGAGAGGTAATAAAGCCGAAGGCAAGCGGGCCGGTAGCCGAGCGGTTTACGCTGCCGCCGTTTACCTTGCTTGACGGCCGCTCTGGCGAGTGGCAAGAACGCAAGCGCGCATGGAGTGCGATGGGTATACGCGGAGAGGTTGGGCGCAGCGCAAAAACTTACAACATTCACGATTGGGCAGACGAAAACGCAGGAGGCAGCAAGGCAGACGGAGACGGGACCAGCATTTTTGACCCGACCGTTTGCGAGATTGCCTATAGGTGGTTTAGCCCTTATGGCGGCCAAGTGGTTGACCCGTTTGCAGGAGGCAGCGTGCGCGGAATTGTGGCCGGGTGCCTTGGTCGGCAGTATTGGGGATGCGACTTGCGGCCTGAACAGATTGCGGCCAACGAGGCTCAAGCCGACGAGATAGCTCCAAGTGTGCGCCCGTTTTGGGTATGCGGGGACAGCATGGAAACGCTGCTGAATGCTCCAGAGGCTGACTTCGTGTTTTCATGCCCTCCTTACGGAGACTTGGAGAAGTACAGCGACGACCCGCGAGACTTGAGCAAGATGGACTGGCACGCCTTTGTGGCGGCTTACAAGCGGATCATTCTGCGCGCAGTGGGTCGCATGAAGCAAGACACCTTCGCGTGTTTTGTGGTGGGCGACTTCCGCGACGGGCGAGGATTCTATAGAAACTTCGTGAGCACCACGATTGAGGCTTTCGAGGAATGCGGCGCAAGGCTTTACAATGAGGCGATTCTTGCGACTCCTGTCGGCACTGCCGCGATGCGCGTGACAAAGCAGTTTGAAAGCGGCCGTAAGCTGGCGAAGACGCACCAGAACGTGCTGGTGTTCTGCAAGGGAGATTGGCGTGCTGCTGCCGCGAAGTGCAACGGTATTTTCAATTCATAACATGCTTTTCCCGGTCCCGATTGATCATAAATTTATCCGTTTCTTCCATAAAAACATTTGATTAAAAATCTTCTTGCGTTACCGGAAACGGTGGGCTATAGTTACACCATCAACAACGCACCTGGAGCACAAAATGGACCGCGAATCACTTCTTAAGATCATCGATAAGATTCAATCTTTGAAAGAGCTATGGGCACCCGATTGGGAAGCCCAATTAGTGAACCGGAAAGCCCAGCTTGCCGCGTTGGATCGTGGTGAAGTAGTAAAAGCCGACCGGCCAATGAATTTCGTTGGGTTCACGAAGTACGGCGACCCAATAGTGAGGAGATGAAAATGAACATTTTTGGCGCAATCGTCCGGGAATCGGACACTGGGCAATACGGGATCCTCACTTGCGATCATTCGGCTAGCTGTTATGGCTTGCCGGTATTCGTGCCGCTCGATTCCCAATACATCCCAACTGGGGAGGATGCCCGTGGAAGTGGAGAAGTCGGGAATCTCATAACGTGCGGGTATGTAGGAGAACTCCCTGTACAGGGAGGGGAGCATGTCGGCTGGTCTGAAGATTTCCGGGACCGCGTTATCGCGGCCGGATTCAAGTTTGAATACGGGAAATGAAAACATCTAATGAGAGGGTTGCGGCCCTGCGAGAGCGGGCCGCTGCGCGTGGCCTAAAGCGCCGAGAGATATACGCGCATGAAGATGACTGGGCAGCAATCAAATCGCTGGCCGAAAAACTGCAGAAACGCAGAAACGCAGAGAGAAACTAGACGCGGTGAAAAGTGCCGCCGCGGTCGACGAGGCCGTGAAGATGGCCGACGAAGAGGAACGATGAAAGTAAAAGACAAAGAGATTGGGCAAATGATCGACGTGTGCGAAAAGGACTGCCCGACGCGGGAGTGCTACTGGCCGCGCCCTGACCCGGGAGTATTTACGCAAGGAGTTGGGTATCGTCAGAGATCCATCAAGGTCGGATGGCTGTGCGGGACGCGAGAGGCGAGCGGATGCCCCGATGGCGTGGTGCAACAAGGAGAGAAGACATGCAAGTAACATGGGAAGTGGAAGACATCACCCCTGGCCGGCGCTACAGCAAGAAAGGCATCGGCGAGACGTGGATCATTGGCTACATATCTGACATGGACGGGCCGGCGAGATATGTCTCAGTTTCATCCCACGACGGCATGGTTTCCGAGGTGCGCACCAAAGAGAAGTTGGCCCAGGTGCTGACCGAAAACGGATACCTTCCGGTAGAACTGCTGTGAGGCATGACACCTGAATACATGGGCGATGCGCGGCTTCGTCGCCTGCGTCCTGTGGACTGACGTGTTATGAATTTCGGGGGTGATATGCCATATCTAAACGAAGACGGAACAATAGACACATTGAAAGGCTATATACGCCAATGTGACCACTGCGTGGCTATAGAAAAGGTATTTGATGAGGCCACAGACAAAGACGTAGGACGATATGACGAAATCTACGCATTAGAAACTACGATACGAGAATTATTCAAGGGGACGAGCTGGCCAGGGGTGCCAAGAGTTTTGTGCGTTGAGTGCATGACGAGGCTGATGCCAAACCTGTACAAGATTAGGGATGCAATTGAACTAGACATTTTCGTAAACCGACTGAAAGGAGCAATAAATGAAAAACGGAAGCAAGGAACTAAAGACCACCGACAACTTCGGACGATGCTTGCGAATGCTGCAAAAGGTGTACTCAACGGAGACTTGGACATCGAGCGTGCCACGGCGCTGCACAAGCTGGCGAAGAACATCAGCGAGAGCCTGTACAGCGAGACCAAAATAGCAATGTTCAGCCATGAGATTGGAAGCGACATCCCTAAGATGGGCGACCTACCGCTTGTCGGCAGCGACGCATAACGAAGTAACCGGCGGCCCGCTTGCGGCGCGTCCAGTTTGATGACGGTTTATGCGTGGATTCGGAAAATGATTTGCAGAGGTGAGTTTGCAGAAGGAGGCATGTTCCACAATGACAGAGATTGATGAGACAAGAGGCTTCTTGACGGTGCGCAGGCTGCACGCAACATCACAGGAAGGCATAGAACGGGACGCTGCCCGCTACCGCTGGCTGCGCGACCGGATGGAGGTGCATTACGAAGTACCTATATCTGGCAGGGGAAACCGCGCCACGCTGGCAATGCGCCTCGGGCACGAATTTCTGGATTGCAAAATGCCCCCGGCGGGCGGGTGGGTGGCTCAACGGTACTTCGATGAATGCCGAGACAAGTTGGATGCCGCGATTGACGAGGCGCTTGGCTATCTGGCGATGGACGAGGCGAGATGAAAACGTGCGCGACCTGCAATGCCAGCCAAAATAACACGGTAGATCGAGTGTTGCGCTGCATGCGCTGCGTGGGAAAACCGAGCGGAAACAGCAACTGGCGACCACTGGGGCATAACGCAGAGCTAGGGGGGCCGAAGCTGTCCGTGTTGAAGGCAAGGTTATGCAACAAACGGAGGAATGATGATTGAGAAACTGAAATGGAACGACGTGGCCAAAGGGATGACCGACGCGGGCAGCACGGTGCTTCTTTGGGTGCGAGACCCGAAACCGTTCTCGAATCCAGGCTGGATGACTGGATATCTTGACGACGGCAGTTGGCACGATAGCGAGACAGGCAGCGCACTGACCGAGATCGTCACGCATTGGGCAGACCCGAATGGCCCCGGTGCATAACGCAAAAATAAGGGGCGGCGACGCCGCCTAGAATGACGGGTTAGAATGCGATGAAACAGAAGAAACCAGACCACTGCAAAGGATGCACGCACTACCACAAGGCTGGCCATAAACGAGGTACTGCTTTGTACGGAAGTAAGTTCGACAACTGGTGTTGCAAGTATTCGAATGCAGCACCGAAAGCGGTAAGCATCTGCAAGGTTCAAGGCGGAAAGCCTTCTAACAAGTGATAGGAGTCATGTCGTCGCCCCTTGTGCCGATGCAATCAGGGCGCGAATGTCCTCGACTTTCCAAAAAGAATCGCGTCCATTTCCGATTTTAACAGGATTTTGAACGTTAACGCCATGAACGACGTTGATTTTCGCGCAATCCGTTAAGCAACAGAACCAGCAGGGCTTTACCCCGTTTATGGGTAGAAGACATGGTGTAGTCCTCGCAACGTCTCCACAAAACGCACGGACACATCCGGGCGTCATGCGGGCAATTCATTTTGTCTGAGACAAGATAATCTTGTTCTTGTCGTTAGACCCCGCAGAAGAACCGAAGTAGTAGGATATTGCTGAAATCCAAGCCGTTCCCAGCGCGCCTAGCATGATATTTAGGACATCCCGGCTACCTGTAGGCGGCTGGTACTGCAGCAGGAATCCGAGAATTCCGAAGAACCCAAAGGTAATGGCGAAGGACAGCAGGCTCGGCGTCCAGTCCTTGACGATCTCTTCACGCTTTCTGGCGGAGTCTCGATCTGCGGCGTCTGTCTGAGCAAGCGCGGCCTCGTGGTCTGCGTTGAGCTTGGCCAGGTCTATACCTTGCTGGCCAATGATTTCTGCGTGTTTCTGATCCGCAGCGCGTACCTGAGCGATGATGTCCGGCGTCATTCCGCCGCCCTGGATTACTTTGGTTATGTCTTCCTGAGAGGCGGTCGGGCCGAGTCCAAAGGCCTGCGCCAGTGCTGCTACGGCAGTTCCGGCCAGCGGGCCGCCAAGCATGGTTGCCAAGGCCGGGGCGATGGAACCGATGGCCGTCTTGAGGTCAAAGCTCATGTTCATGCTCCTGAATTAGGCCGCGCTTGCGACCTTGAACAAACGATTCATCCACCCCCGGCCATAATTAGGCCAGGTGTTGAGTTTCATATAAGCGAACGCCCGAAGGGTCATGAAGTTAGCAGCCTGGTCTGGAGTAGCTTGAGCGGACTTGTGCATCGTCAATGGTCCAAGTTCTCCATCAACCTGCACGCCAACAGCACTCTGCAATAATCGCGTAGCGGTGACAGGACCTTGATTGACTGCCGCATCGAATACGTACAGACTCAACGGCCAAGGGATGTCGTCGCACTGCATCCGGTCCCAGTAATCGCGCCGGTAGATTGCCTTGGCGTCGTCTTCTGTCAGATTGGAAATATCCAGATTCGGGTAGCTGCGTTTGCTGATGCCCCATTTCGTTTCGCCGCCCGTATCGTTAGGATCATTGACGTATCCGCCCTCGACTCCGACCACAATTGAAAACGCTCTATCGAAATCTCCGATCATCGGTCAGCCTTCCCATCGAGTTTGTCTTCAATCTTATCCAGCTTTGCAAAGAGGGCATCGGACAGTTTCATAAAATCATTTTTATGTACGTATTGCCCCGCTACGAGAACTTCCACGGCGGATAATTTATCGGCCAGGTTTTTGTCTGCTTCCTGCAATGACTTAAGCGAATCCCAAGCCGCTTTGAGATAGGCACCTAGGATCACATTAGCGAGAGCAATCGCTATATCTATCGTAGTCTGGTCCATGCGTTACCTATTTAATGGAATTTTTACAATGATAAAACGGTGCTTTACAATGATCTGATGGCATTTTTACAATGATCAGGTTGAAGGTAATCGAGCAACTTACAGAGCCAGCATCCCCATTTGGCTCCGCGTTGCCTAGCGTATTCTGCCCGAGCCGAAATAGTCATCGAAGCCTTCCCGCCCCACGGTACGTTCCAGCTTTCATCCTCGGCGATCAGGCATTGCCAACCTCGCTCTCCGCCAGACAGAACGATGCATGACGCCCACAGGTAGCGGATTGGTGCAAGGCAAAGCAGAACGATCCATAGGGCCAGCCTGATGAAGTAATTCATTCCCTATTCCTCTGGAACTTGAGACCAAATGAACCGCCCAAAGAGCGCCATCCGATATAAACCTTCCACGTATTTCCGATGTGGCTGACGAACGGCAGCGGGAGCCAGCCGTAGACCACTGTGATTGTGATGTTCCAGCCCCCGCCGGAGGGAGCGAATACCTGACCAGGATGGCGGCCGTATGTGATGCTCGGGCGGTCGCAAAAACCAAGCACGTAGAAGGTAAAATTGTGTAGCGGGTTTCTGAAAAACCAGCAGATAGTCGCCCACCATGCCGGGTGAGTTGGCATGTAATCGGCTGGACGAATACCGTCATTTGCATTCCCCGCCCACCACAATGGGTTGATCTTCTTGTACCAAGGGAATGGCTCAATAGTTGGGGTATAACTCAGTTTGTTCATATTGCCGTTTACCCCCCGTAGATTTTAGGCCAGCCGGTTGAATAGTCATATGATGCCGGATCGGTGCTTGATTCCATCGCTGCCCGGTGCGTTTCAGCGACGGCAAAAATCGCTTGGTCGCTGGCCGCCACCGCCGAGAAGACTGCCCCAGCGACCGTTTGGTTCATGGCAATAAAACTTCCGTCCATTGTCTTCCATTGCAGGCCTGCCGGAATGCCGGCGCCCATCATGACAAGGCCGATTTGCTGGATGCGGGAAGCATCGTCGCTATGAAACCACTTATTGTCTGCGCCAACCTCGACCATCACGCCCCCTGCTTTGCGGCGATCGCGCTCTGACTTGATGGATTCCCACTTCTCGGATTTCACTTGATCAGGCGTTGGGGCCTGTATTGATGCGGCTTCTGCGTCGCTGATTTCGACGCAATCTACGGGAAGCAAATGAGCATAAACTTCGTTTTCCAAAAAGTGAAGATGGTTATTGGCGTCTTTGTAGTAAGGCACTTTGTTTTCCTTTTAACGAAGTTCGTTCCATTGATTTAGCGTTGCCGAACTATTTTGGGTAATGGAATATGATCCGCCAGGCGGCACGATAAACGATATCGGCATAAGTCCATTTGCGACACCGATTTGCGACGCACCTACGCCATTAACTGAATACCCCGAATAGTTGCCCGACGCAGCAGTCGCCACGGCAAATACTGCAATTGGCCGCCCCGTAGTGTTGTAATACGTTGTCCCAATTGCTCGACTTCCGGTTACGTTTTGCCAAGTCTGCCCGTAACCAATGCTCGACATTGCGGACAAGGCTTGACCGCCGATGCCTTGCACAGCTGATGGGGCCGTAGCCCACGTTCCAGCAGTGTTTTGCGTGCTATCCACGAAACCAACAATTCGATAAGGTACGCCCGTTCTCGCCGTATTCGAATATACGACATTCGCGCTATTGGCTGACGCGCTGATTGCTGTTGTGGAAATAAGAGATGTTTCATCAAGATTGTTTCCGCCAGCCAAGTTGATAATAGCCAGCTCTACCGTTCCGCTATTGTCGATTGCCAGCAGCACAATTCGCGCCCACTGACCGGACGTGGTGCCAAGTGTTGCCCCGGACGGAACCACCAGCGAGATGGCAGTTGATACCGTGCGGGTATTAGGTACACCATTGGTCAAAGAGGAATTACGGAAATCTAACGATGTAGGATTCAGACCAACCGTCAGAGCGTTTGATGCGACGGAAGCTGTAATTGGTTGGATTTGTTTTTGAGCAGGAGCCCACGTCCTATCCCCGCGCAAGAAAGTCGTACCGTCTGCCGTCCCGCTGCCGAGGGCGGAGGATGGGATGTTCGAGGTGGAGGTGCCGGTGAGGCTGGTGGCGTTGGTTGCAGTGGTGGCAGATGTTGCGCTGTCAGCAGTGGAGGCGTGGTTTACCGATGTGCCGACCAACTGGAATAGCGTGCCGTCATAAACCACCTCAACAACTGCCCCGGAAGGAATATCACCGACGGCAAGAGAGGTTGACCCGTTCTTGGTGATCGACTTCGCCCCCAGGCTGTTTATGTTGAGCGTGACAGAGGTTGTGGTGTTCGCCCCGGACGAGACAAAGCGGAAGCACTGGCCGGATGCGTAAGCCCCCATAACAATCGCCGCCGAAGCGATAATAGTGTCGGTTCCGGAAACCGAAGTCAGCCAGTCGAAGGCGTTGTCTTGGCATTGTGCGGCAGATGCATATTCGTTACGGTTTTGAGCATTGGCTACATTGATATGCCTGAAACCGGTCATGGGCAGGTTATTGGTTATCGGCGTCTGCCCGTCCTGAGATATCGATTGGGTTAGCGCGGTGGCAATGTCGGTGAGCGTGGTATTGGCCCAAGTCGGGTCGATAGTAGTTCCGTTGCTTACCGGGTTTCCGGATGGTAACGAGTAGGAGCCGGAGCCGTTTCTCATAGTGTGCTATCCTAAGACGATACAAAACACCGCACGAGGCGGCCTGGAGTGTGAAAAATTAACTCATCTACGCTGCTTGGAATCGCTGCGATGCCTTTGGCGGCTATTATTCTTCGAGGCCTGGCGCACTTTATCAGGCTTGCCGCGATTAGATTTCTGCCATCATGGCTGAGTCGGATTCTGACGTATAAAATTGGGCATTAAGGTGGCGAACGCTGGCGTATAAGCAGGCCCTAGTGCAGCGGCAGTATTCGCCATCGGAGACAGAATAGGACTTGCCACCATTGCGCCTTTGTCGGCTGCATTACCTACTGCCCCAAGTGCCGTCGCCATATTTTTAGCCGCTGAGACAGCCGGGGCGCTTGTATAAATGCGGCTTGCTATATTACCGGCGATCGAAATAGGCAACTCCAACGGGTTCAATGTCCCCATTCTCGTTGCTGTTCCTGAGTCTCCAACCAGCGGAGGGAAAGCCTGGGCGAATCGTGCTGCGTCATAGAGCGGTGACTGATTATTGCCGAATAGAAACCCGGATCGGTCTTTGTGCTGAAGCACCGAAGCCAAGGCACGCCCGTTCACATTACCGTTGGACGAGTTCACCACGTTATCACGTCCCGTAAGCAACATAAGGTTGCGATATTGCCCACGTGCTGTATTGAGAGCATCCGACAGGTCTGGACGGCCAGAGTCGCGTAGGCCATTAAATAGCACATCATCTACATGGTCTTTCACATCTCCCAATGCCATTCCTAGCTGACGATCTCCGCCGTTGCTGATCATTTGGTTTGAGGATGCCTTTCCGAGTTTGCTGGCTAGGTCTGAAAGTTGCTCAGTGGTGGCGCTCCCCTTGGCGGCGTGGTTCATGAACAGATTGACTAGCGGATGGTTCGCGATTGATTGCGTACCGTCCCCGGTTAGCCCTTGATATTCGGACTCTGTTTGCGCAAGTTTGTCAAGGAACGAATCAGGATCAATCGGAACCGCCCCCTGCCCTTTGATATTTTCGTAAACCTGTCCGATTCGATTGGCAGCATTCCCGAGCGTCACGCTGTCAAGCGTCGGGGAATTCTCACCAATTCCCGATGCCCAAATTCTATTTAGGGTTGAGGCGTTAGATGCCTTGATTGTGTTGAATGGGCCGGAAGTCGCAGGATGGCTTTCCATGAACGCTTCGACCTGCTGGAGCGGGATATTGCCGCTTGCTTGCCCAGGGGTCAGCCGGAATCCAAGTTTTATCCCTGCAGACATTGCGGCCTGTTGCGCTTTGTTGAGTCCAGCAGCCGAACCGGGAGGGACCACTCCGGGTCCGAATCCGCTACCACTGATCGTGGCGTTTATCCCATCAGATGCGATAGTTGATCCTGTACCACCAGAAGAGCCAGAACCACCAACAGAGCCAGCGGGCCCAACAGAACCACCCGAAACAGCAGAACCAGCAGAGCCCGCTGAACCAGCAGAACCAGCAGAACCAGCAGAACCAGCATCCCCACCCAGTGCGCCTGCTATATTCCGAGATTTAAGCGCATTTGCTATTCGCTGCGCATATCCAGAAGCATATTTGCCTGCTGCCCCACCTAAAGCGCCAAGCATAGCATTAGTCCATACTCTCTCACCTCCACTAGTTGGCTGGGCAGCCCCAAGCGCCCCTCCTAAAACCATTGAACCGGCATAGGTGTTCACGCCTGGTATGATCATGGCCGGTGCCGCTGCCCCAATATTCCCCGCCAGATTACCCAACCATCCGGATCGTGTATTCATAAGCGGAGCCATTGAGGCTTTCCAATCTTCCACCTCTTGCGGGGTGGCTTTCCCGAACCGCTGTTTAGCCCCAATCCACAACCCATCTACCGCGCCACCAGCAGACGCAACGAAGCGATCCATAGGCGACATGCTGGCTACCTGTTTTTGATACAGGTCAGCCATAGACGGAACAGCGGTAGACGGCGCAGCATCTGCCCTCATCTGATCGGCAAGGCTCATCTTGGGCGCAGCAGCAGGCGCACCCGTAGCATCGGCCCTCATCATGTCGGCTAGGCTAGCCATTTAGAATGCTCCCAATTTAGATAGCGCATCGGCCTTGTTGATGAAGTGCGGGTCTTGCTTCAACACGCCTTGCAGGAAGGTACGCGCAGCCGCTGGATTGGACTCGCGCAGCGCCTTGTATTGCCAGATGCGCGGGTCGGCGTTCTGGTCGAAAGCCATTTCCTTCTGCTGATATCCGACTGCATCCCGGTTGTTGCCATAAGGGGCAAGGAGCGCTGCCTTTGCCTTGACCATCTCGTTTGCACCGACAAGGTTTCCGACTGCTTCATGGATGGCATCAGCGGTCATGTGCGCACTTGGGTACGCGGCTTCCAGGAGGGTTCTGGCCGAGTCCGTACCCATTCCGCCTGAACTCAATCTAGTGACTATTTGGCTGCTGTATTTTTTCAGCAAGTCATTCTCCGTCTGCGCATCCTGTGCCTGAGTTGCCCCTGGAATGAGCGAAATAAGGCCGTTGGCAAAAGCCAGTTTGCTCGATGCCGGTCCTACGATAGATTTCTGTGCCAAATCGTTGATGTTTTGCAGATACGACGTGGTGATCTGCGCTTGGCGATTGGCTTCCTGAAGGCTCGCCCATGCGTTCTGGATATTATTCGCTTGAGTGGTAGCAGCGGCAGTATCGCCAAGGCGCGGGCCTGCCGCCATCGGTTTAGGTTGAGCATTGCCGAAGATGCGCGAACCCTGCTCGTGCAGCATGATCCCGGTTCCAACTGCCTGACGGATGGCGGGATTGTTTAGGTCGATAGGCTGATTAGGATCAATCCCCAAACGCTGCGCAACGTCCTTGATATAGGCTTGGGTGTTGTTCTCAATATGATTGTTCACTATATGAGGTGCCCAGCGGCTAATCACGTCGGAAAGCGTGTTGATGCCCTTCGACGCATATGCCTTCAGGTTGTTGTCGATTGCTGCCAGCCCTTCCTGCGGTGTTGCAAACGACTGGAACCCTCTGGATGCGCCTTGCGGACGGATGTTACCGTAGTTGTTTCCTGGAACTCCCCCGCCTGCTGCTTGAGCCGCGAGAGTTTTCGGCATGAGTTCCATTTGCTGCGTCTGCGGATTATAAGTCTGCACCATATCAACCATGCCAGAACCTGCCGCCGTCCCTGCCGCGTTGCGTTGCATTGCCTGCGGGTAGGTGATCGGCTGGCCTTCAAGAGTCTGCAGTCCACTAGGAGCAGTTGCGCCTTGGTTATAGGTAGGCATAGTTCCACCAGGAATCTCGGGAACGAAGCCCACAGGCTGCATCGTAATCGGGTTGATGTACATGCCGTTCTTCTCGATAACTCCGTCCTTGGCAGCTTTCTCCACGGTGTATGGGGCAATAGAACGCGGGTCGATTCCCTGAGCCTGCCAGTTAATCATTTCCTGCGTCGGTGCCGGTGCCATCCGCGCCCAAAACGCCTTGGCTGCTTCCGGGCTGAGACCTTCGAGGATCAGCGACTGGATGACATTTTGCTGATTGAATGGATTAGCTTGAGCCGGGTAGCTGATCGGTGCCGAAGTTTGGCCCGAGTAGGGATTTCCCTGGAGTGTAACTGCCGAATTGGGAGCCAAGGAGGCCCCCTGAGAAAAAGGGCCAGACGCACCACCGGGCGTCGGCTGAGCTGCAGGCTGGGGCGTTGGTTGTTGGCCATACATCGGAATAGAGCCGTCGCCACCGTACCCTGGAAGTCGAGATAGCATCGAGTTCATATTCCCGATATTCTGCTTCATCAGGTAGGAATTCCCACCAGACGCCATCTTGCTCCCACCAAGCACCTGCGCCAGGCCGGCCAGGTATTGTGTGGCCGAAGGCGCAACATAATGGCCGCTGACCATCTGTCCTTGGGGCGGTTGCATTCCTTGTTGCATCAGAGCCTGGCCAAGCTGAATGGCCTGCTGTTGTCGTGCGTATTCCTCGGGATCAAAACCCGGATTTTGGGCCATCCCAATAGTCTGTAGTAGGTTGTTGTCTGCCATGTTTGTTCCCTAGTTGTTCAGTCCACAAATTCCGCACTCGGCAACCAAGTTATTGACCGCGTTTTGTGCTGCTGCCGCCACGATAGAAATTTTCTGCCGATATTCTTCGAACCTATCCGCGTGATGCTTTTTCAGATACGCCCCGCGCCCATCGCCCACCCATGCGGTGCAGACTAGGCAATCCCCGGAATGCGGCATTCCCTCGGTGTAATAGCGTGGTATTTCCCAGCCGTTCTGCTCGATGTACTTGAAAACCTGCTCCGTGCTCCAGTCCTCTATCGGATACAGGAACTCAAAGCCATCTAGCACATCCCCGGAGCGGGCCGTACCCTTGAATGTTTCCTCAACCCGCTGCCCACGAATAATCAGCGTTATTCCGTCCTTTATCATCCGCTCATGCATGGGCTGCATGACGACACGCGAACAGCAGGAGAATCTATCCTGCAATAGAACGGTTTCGGCTACTCTTAGATTGTGGCTTGTCAGGGTGGAAGAATAAGGTATCACATCTGATGGCATCCCGTGGAGCGAGATAACGGCATCCCGTTTCCCGTCAATCTCTATGAAATTCGGGACGCTACGCCTGACTTTATCAACGACCTCGACCACTTCTGGAAATGGGTCGCCTGTATTAAGCCAATAGACCGTTATCCTGTCCAATTGAATCCTTGCCGCCAGAAAATTGCAGCGCGATCCGTTCGTGTCTTGCAATGATCGAATCAAACAACTCTGGAAAAAAATCACGAACATCTGCAATTGGCTCATCTGCCGATTCTAAAATCGGCTGCATGAAGGCCGCAAACTCTGGATGCTGCATGAACGGGTCGTCACCGCCATCGCATACATAGGCTTTGCATCCTGCTGGTCTGGCATCGTAGATACTGCACTGGTTATCAATATGGAACGGGCAGCCTGAAGCACGCACTGCATGGCGCAGGGGTTTGTGTATTGCCAGTTTCCTGCCGCTTATCTTTGCAGCTTCCTGCGCTTCGGTGAGAGTCATAACCACAAGCCGGTCTGTACCGCCCACATTGCAGCACTTGCCGCACCCTGTGCCGCAATGGGACGGTAGTCTTTCGCTTGCGAACTGTTCAGGTGTCATCAATAAATTGCCGCGGCAAGCGCCAGAGAGCCTACGCCCGCTGTCGTCTGCGCAGATTGTGCGTTCTGCGCGTTGACGTTGCCGACTTGGGTGTTATAGAGGTCATTTGTCGCACCCAACAAATCGGCACCGGCTGTAGTTGCTTGTTGCGCCGGGTTGACATAGTTAGGCGTCTGAACCTGGGAGCCTGTGCGCAATGCGTTAATCATATTGATGGGCTGCATCTGGTTGTAGGCCTGCTGGTTGAATGCCTGATTATTGGCGTTCAATCCCATGTTCATTCCCGACGTCGTGGCTTGGGCTAATAGATTGTTGTTATTCTGGTCCTGCTGCTGCCATGCGTTTTTCCACGCCTCGGAACCTTGCGTGACTCCCTGATTAGCCAGTTGTGCAGTAAGGAAATTATTCGACCGGTCGATCTGAGGTTGCAGTTGGGCCATCATCGCGTCTTGATACGACTGGCCAGGGTTGATTCCCGTCGAAGGGAGCGATGACATATCGACACCAGGCCTGCTAAGGACCTGATTTGCATACTGAAGCCCGTTGTTCGCCGTACCCAATAGACCGATGGACAGGTTATTATTCCGATCCAGCATTGTCTGTTGTGCCGGAGTAAGGGTTTGCGTCGCCGTCCACCGGGCATTGACGTTCGATGGATCGTTCGGCATGTCGGTCGAATAGGTCAGATTCCCGTAGGGCGTGATCTGATTTACCCGGTTCGCCTGGGCTGCATATTGAGCCGCCTCTAGATTGCCTGCCGCCGTTGCATTGGCTGCGCCTACATAATCCGGTGGTGGAGGTGCGGATGATTTACCCATATTATTTCCAGTTCAAAATACGGCACTTGTCGCGCCATAAAACCATGATGATTATGTCGCCGCCGTCATCAGCCGCGTTCTTCATCACGCCTTCTATTTCGTACCCGATGTGCTTGTTGAGCCGGATAGCCTTGGTATTGCTGGCGTTCACCATGCCGGTTACGCGCTTTAGGTTACATTTATTGAAACAATAGTCAGCCGCCGCGATCCAGAACCCTTTAGGCGCGGGTTCGTCTTGCCGTTGGTGGGCAACGATGTTTACGCCGTTGTATGACTCAAATGCAAAACCAGCGATTAGTTTTTTGTTCTTGACATAGCCGAGTCCTACGGTATTCGGGCCTATAGCAGACCCAACCGCCTCGTAAACCCATGCAGCGACTTCCGGACCTTGGACAATCATTAAAGTACAGCCCCCGGCTCCATGACAATATCCGTCGAAATCCAGTTAACGCTCGTTCCCTTGGCCGCGCACATGAAACGAGGCGCGGCAGCATAGCCGATGCCATTGATGCCATTCCACGACTTATAAATGGAATTAGAGCCGCCGCCCCATTTTGCAGCGCCCCATATCGACGTACCCCACACAGACCCGGATGGTGCCGAGTAGGTGAGAGATGTACTTGGTGCCGTAGTATCAAAATCAACGTTTACATTGGCATAAATGGCCGGCTGGCCATTCGACGACACAATCGGGCGCATCATGGTGAATCGTTTTAATTTTCCGCGAAGCCCGAAATAGTTGAATGCCTGCAAGGCATCGCCGTTGATCTGTGCCCCGGCGTCGTCGGTGCCATACCATGCCTGGCCGACATAGCCATTTCCGCCGAAATAAATCTGATCCAGCGACATTTCCCAAGCATTAGCTGCCCAGCCGGTGAACCTGCACCACGCTCCGGTCACCGTGTTCTGCACGTACTGTTCCTGTAAACCCGTGGCGACAGGGACATTCAGAAGCAGGGCATTTTGCAGCGGGTAGGATATCGCCTGCCAACCGAAATTAGAATCATAGAGCGAGGTGGCCGCACTAATTGCCCACTGAATATTGTCGGTGAGCGATCCCTTATTTCCCAATTCAGCAAAGAACCGGCCCTGGCTCATCGGGGTCAGCCCTTCCTGAGAAATCAGAAGCAAGTCCGACCCGAATTTTGTAAAGCACTTCCGCCCCATTGGTGAGCCAACATGCCAGATTCCGAGCAGGCTCCAAGCGGCCGAGTTGGAAGGATCAGTCCCGGAGTAAATCAGCATTTCACCCTCGGAGGTGATGAAGGCAACGTAATCGGACATACCGAAACCGCCTTCCACCGTCCATTCGGCCATGCTGACCAGATACCCGCCCCGGCGACAAAGCGAGCCGAAATCCAGCGAATTCGCCGCGCCACCGACCGAGATGACTGGCAAATACCAGGCCCGCAAACTTTGGGTTTCGATGAACCATACCCGCTGTTTGGCCACATAAGGGTGGGTTAGAAGGGTCGTTGTGACGCCTGTAATAGCAGGAGTCGAGGACCCATCGATGGCCGTCCAGGTGGTTCCGTTGTACAGAAGCGGCTTGTCCACGCCGTTCGCCAAATAGAGGAAGTTCCCACCCGGCGTGGCGACGTTGGTGTGATACCACTTGTCCGAGGTTGCGGTAGTCCACACCGGAGCGCCCACCGCACCTCCGGAGGTAACATCGTATATATTCGCGCCAGAGGCGGCGAACAGCTTCGTATTGGCCCCGGCATTGTAAGACATTACCGCGTTGACCTGGCCACCAAGGCCTGTAGCAAACTTCCGGTATCCATTGCGCAACATTACATCGGACGGACGCGGGAACCAGTTATTCAGAAAGACCGCATTTTCGGGCGGCATTTCTCCCAAAGAATTCTTGGCGTCCCATCCGCCAACCGGGGCTGGTAGCGAAAACGGGTTACTGGCCATATCCAGAATCAGGGATGTTCTCCCAGCCGATTAGGACGCTAGACTGCTTGGGAGCGAAACTCAGGGTAGAAGCGCCAGCATCGTTCGATTTCGCAACAGACAGATAGCGCATAAATTCGGCCTGGTACTCTTGGGTATTGAAGCCCTTGACCGAGAAATACCTTAGCTTCAGCCCGGTTATCATCAGTCGATCTGGGAAAATGCAGACATCGGTATCCAGCGTGAACGAACTCTTAGCCGTTGAGTCTGCTGCCGTAACCCATGCGTTCGAGATGTACTCGAAACCTACTGTTTCACCGGTGTTGGTCGTAGGCCAGACATTCAGCGCGTTGCCCATCAGCCGGTAACGTAGCCGTGGCCCGACCGAGATATACGCGGAGGTCAGAAACTCCCATTGCTGCGGCGACTCGGGACCGAGCATTTCCCACCGTTTCGACTTATCGTAGTGGGTACGATCAATTTGCCGATCATAGTCACTTGGGAGCGGATAAGAGGCCGTTCCGGTCGTGGTGAATGTGTAGGCCTTCTGTAGCGCTTGCCAGTCGAATTCCCTGCTCAGATCACCGCCAAGGCCATTCAACAGGGCCAGCATCTGCACCGTATCGGAGGCGGTATTGCCAATCACATAGTTAGGCGCATTGAGGCCCATTTCCCCGCAGGCCTGCTGTACGATCTGAAGCAGTGTTTGCATTTAGTCGGCTTTCTCGTCTTCTTTGGCCGGTCTTCCGCGCTTCGGCTTCTGTTCTTCTAACGACAGCGCCAGGCGTTCGACCTGTGCTTTAAGGTCGGCGATCTCTTGTTCGCGCTTGCGCAGCTCCTCGGTCTGTGACTGTACCAGTGCTGAATCCTTGGCATTTTCAAGATAGGCCGTGGCCTTATCACGCAACGCATAAGGAGCCATACCGGCGGCCATGCCGATTGACATGATCTGGCTGTCGGATGCATTGGCGATCTGCTCGACAGTATAAAACTTGAAGTGGCGAAGTTCAGTGGCCTGAGCGGCAGTCAGCAACGGCCATTCTCGAATAAGCGTGCCTTGCGTCTCGATTGAATCGCTTTCAGTCTTCTCGTTGAGGTATTGCGCCCACTCAATCGGGAAGCGGGTTTTGTGGCCTTCGTTCACGAACGTATCAATGATCGAGGTCGAATTTCCGGGAATTTCGATCCGCACAAAGTCAGCCATGTAATGAATGGGTCTGCCTTCGCGCGATGAAAGGAATTCATTCTGCATTGGCTTGGAATAGAAACGTACAGCAAGGGATTCGGTCTGCATTTATGTACCTCAAGTGGTTGAGTTTTGTTATGGGCTCTATGTGGAAAACCCATAAAAAAAGGGGCCGAAGCCCCTTTCCACTCGTTGAGCGAGGATTAAACAGATGCCTTGCTGAACCAGCCATAATCGCCCGTAGACATTGCGGTCGCCGGGGACGTGTACGAACCGCCAGAACTGGTGGCAGAGAAGGTGCCAGCATTGACGGTACACGTAGAGGTGGAAGCGGGAATCGCACCACCAGCCTTGGCAAAGACATAGAGCTTGCCGTCCGAGCCAAAAACTTCTGTGCCAATTGCATGAGGAACCACCCGAGCGCCGGACGAGATGTCAGAGGCCAGTACGGTATTCACCAAATCGATGCCATGAATATTTACGATAGGATATGCCATGTGATCCTCCTATTAGGCGATCAACGCGCCGCAGAATTGCGGGCCGT